ACTACAAGTCGCCGCATTGCCTTTATACCAATGTTAAATTTTTGTTGGTGCATAGCTGCAGACTGTTCATTAGAGCGGAAACGCATCATGTACATCATAGCACCATCAATAAGAACATGTTTGAATCGATCAGGTATAATGACAACATCATCGTATAAAGTTAGATCTGACGGATATGACCAGTACACATATTCAATTTCGTATGCTGCGTCAGGAATAGGTGTAACACCAAACTTCTCTTCATTTGTTTGATAAACTAATGTAGGAGCAGCTATACCTGAAGAATCTCCTACATCGTCTGATTGTCTATAACGTTGAATATACTCATCATATGTAATGACAGGTAAGTGTGAAGGAACATTCTGAGAGCTTGAAAGCTGTTTGATGTAGAATGTCTCCCAGTCTGCGCTAGAGTAGTCTGAGGGAAAGCTGTACTCTTTTGTACCTGCAGTTAATGTCTGTGTGTAAGTATTCTTTAAGAAAGGCCATTCTTGCCCAGTTTGTAAGATACTTCTAATTGAGTTATTAACAGCATCTTTTGCTAGAGCTTGTACGTTACGTACTGTATCAAAGCCATCACCTGCAGTATCAAGTGTGACTTCGTTTAAACGTCTTAGCAATTCATTTGTTAAAGCAACGTATGTAGCCATCTTACATCTTTCTAGGTTCTATCTGTGTCTTATGGTGTGCACGTTTTACTTCTTCAAAAGTTTTTACTACATGACACTCAATGTGAGTGTAACCATTTTCTACAGCAAACTTATATCTGTTGTTCCCTATTAAACATCTGTACTTCTCTTTAATATCTTGTGGTACAGGTCTACGTTCAAACTTACTTATATCTGTTTGTTTAAAATCTTTATCTAAACAAACTAAGATAGGATGTAACATTCCTTTTAGTTCTATGCTTTTCTTCAGAGTATTCTCAAAAGCATGATCCTGAAGATTATCATTAACAGAGTTTATATTATCTAAAGGAAGTACTATTGTATCAAATATCTTTTGGGAGCACTTTAAAATTTGTTTCAAATCTTTTTATCTCTACATCAAATACTTCAAAGTATTTATTAAATAGGTCTACCCACCATTCCCCTGTCTCTACAATCTTATGGGCATTACTTCCATCCGAAAGTATAGTTATTGCCTCTTTAGTAGAGATATTAAAGAACCCACCCTTCTTAACTAAACTCTGTAAGTGTTTCATTACATTGTCTAGATAGTCTGGTTCAACGTGTTCCATTACGTCACAACAAACTACAAAGTCAGCAGGAGTTGGATCTTTATCCTTCCCTCTAATACCTGGGTCATACTCTTGTATAATATACTCAGGTTTCTTTTTATTCATGTAGACTTTGAACTTACCGTTAGCACATCCGTAGTCTAATATTTCTTTTACTTCTAGGCTCTTCAAAAAACCTTCGTATCTAGGAAGCTTGTCTATACTATGACCACCACCCCACTCGTTTTTAGTCAAGGCGTGGGTGTCATTAAGGACTATTTTGTAATCAGAAGAAACTAGATTCATGTGAGTAAGAGGGCCACCGAAGCAGCCCCCTCCTTTATTTTATCAAGCCAAGTTGTACTTAGCTGTAACCAACGCTTCTGGGCGTAGGATTTTTCTACCGTAAAGGTGCATACCACGAACGATGTCAGCGAATGAATCTGGATCACGGTATGTCTCAGTCTTGTTGATTTGCTCCGCAGTTGCGACAGCAGAATCATGACCTGCAACGATAACACCATAGTTAGTGTTCTGGTTTGCTGTACCTGTTGTAGCAGCACCAGTACCAACTGATGGTAGGTTTGAAGAAGAGTAAACTCTGAAACCATTCCAGTTGTTGATGACTAGACCGTTACGTAGGCCACCTGAAGCACCCCACTCAGATTGTAGGAAACGTGAATCTTCGTCCATCAAGATTTCCATCATGACAGGGTCAATTACGATCCAACGACCATCTTTGTCAACTTGTTGTTGATCAAGTAGACGACCCATACGAGCAACCAACATTGTTGGTGAAACGTAATCTGTTGGTAGTGCAGTTGCACCTGGCAAACGTGCTGCAACAGGGATTGAATGGTCATCAGCACCTGAAGTAGTGATGTTACCAAAGTCACCTTTGTTCAGCTTGTTAGCTGCCAATAGTTCGTCTGAACCTGCAGTTGAGTCAGCTTTTGTGCCGTTAACTGTTGTGTTAACAGTGTCAGCATTGCTGTGCAATGTAGACTGTGCATAACCTGACAAGTAACCTAGAACTTCTTGGTCATGCTGGTCAGCAAGACGATAAGCTGCACGGTTGGTAGCAAGGTTCATGAAGTCGATGTGGCTGTGTGCCTCTTCGATATCATCCATCTTGAAAGCAAAATAGTTAGCTTTATCAACGACTAGCGAGAAATCGTCATCACTAAGATCTTGCGCTGCGATGGTAGTGCCACGAGTGTATGCCGAAACCGAAATCTCAGGTTCCTTCATAATTTTCACTGTGTCACCTTGGTTTGCGATCTCCCCGAAATATTCGGAGTTCGTGATGTCACCTACAACTGTGCTCTTCCTGAACGCAAGCTGCACTTTTTTCGAGTAGATGACTGGGGAAAAGTTCCCATTTGGCAGGTTGGTATAACCTGAAGCGGATGCAAAAGCCATAGTTAAATCCTCCATGATATTTGGCTTTAAAAAGAAAGCTAAACACCTGAAAGAGGCTGATCGTTTTCTAGGGTGCAGAAAGGTACTCAGTTGCGCAACCGAATACCTACTGGGCCTATACTTGAACAGGTAGTTCTTTGTAGTTTAGACTTTTTGTGAAAAAGTATCAGTAAAGGTAGTCCACAAAGGAGGCTTTACTTAGATACACGTAGTTATATGTAACACTTTTAAAGTGTCAACACTTTATCTGGCAGCACCAGAAATGTCATAGATAAACTTTCCAGATCTCATTGCTTCTGAAATATCATCTTGACGTGACTCAAACTCTTTAGCTGACATTTTAGCTACGTCAGACTCTTTGATTTGGCCTGACACACCTTTAGCATCTATAGAGGTACGAGTTCCTTTTGAAACGGTAGACGCTGCAGCTTTCTTAGTGTTTCTTCTTGCTGCAGGAGTCAAATCGTTATCAACTTTATAAAGATCAATCACACGAATTACGGATGCAGGGTCATCCATGTTTTCATATAGAGCATCTTTAACCCATTTAGGTTGTTCTTCTGCCCAGTTATGAAAGTCTTCTGACTGTCTTAATTCATCAAAGTCATCATGAGACTTACGAATAACATTCTCTGCTTTCATTCGTAGAGCTTCATTATGAGCTTCATCTAATTCTTTCAGACGTTCTTCTGCTTTACTGAACATTTCTTTTGCTTTTTCTGAAGCAATCTTTTCAACAATACCTGCAACGTCTGGGTATTTCTTTGCCCACTCTTCAATGTCTTCACTAGACTTAGGAGGAACAATACTATCTTTTGCTTTACGCTTCTCAAGAGATTCAAGTCTGTTATTCCACTCTTTCTCTTTTTCTTGCATATGTCTACGTAAGTCACCGTAGCGTTTCTTGAAAGACTTCTCTTCAGCACTTAATCCTGCTGTGTCATCGTCTTCCTGTGTTTCCCCTTCCTGGGATGCTTGTTCTTCTTGTTGGGTATCACTTGAGGTTTGTACCTGGGTGTCCTCAGTACTTTCGCCACTGGGTTCACTTTCTTCAACATACTCTTCACCACGAGCTTCTGCCTCTAGTCTAGCAATTTCTCTTTCTTCTTCTTCCATTTTACGCTTACGTTCTGCATGGTTAAAACCACGATCTACAAAACCTGCGTTCTTAGGGGTTGCTTTTACTGCTACATTCATTTTGTTTTCCTTATGTTGGGGCCAGCACTATTGCTGGGTAGCCTTATCGTTACTAGTAGTAGTTATTTCTTTTTCTTATTTTTCTTGTTGGACATTAGACCACCTGAAGCAGCCGCATCTCTCCAGTTAGGGTTTGAAGCACTACCGAAGAATCCACCAGACCAACCTGAAGCTTCTTGAATAGCCCTAGTAGCTTCTCTACTTGCTTCTGCTCTTGCCATGTTTGCTTCGTACTGCTCCCTAATATCATCAGATCCTGACGCAGACTCTGCCCTTTGTTGAGCTGCTTGTAGGTTTGATACTGCTGTGTTAGCTGCTGCAGTCTTTTCTGCTTGTGTCTTAGGAGCAGAAGACGTAGATCCTGATCCTCTTAGACCATCACCCATATCACCTGGTGCAGTAGCACCTGTAGTAGGGGCAGCGTAAGTGCTTGAAGGTGTAAGTGCAGTTTGATCTCTACGTGCTCCACCAAATGACTCTGATAGACTTGGTCCTTGAACACCTGCTTTACCATCAAAGCCTAGTAAGTCACCTAACCAAGTATCTCCAAAGTCTATACCTTTTTTATTGCTAGTTCCTAGTTCTTTGTTTTTATTTGATCTATCAATTAGATTATCAAAGAGGCTCTTTTCACCGCCAAAGATACTTCCTTTACGTTTATCTCCATACTCTTTTTCAGAGATAAGGTTTCTGTCTCTAGCAACTTCTAACATGTTATTATAATTAGAAGCTAGTTGGGAACCAACAAGAGCACCTACTGGAAGACCCATTGTATAGGCTAGAGTTGAACCTGTTCGACCAACAATATTCATACCCTCCAGAGCAACTTTAAGTTCGTCATCTGTCATATCAGCAACGTTCTTAGTAAGCGTTGGTTTAGACTCAGTAGTAAATTTTCTGTAGTCTGTTCTATCGTCAGAGCTATCTGTTGTGCTTGCAGTGGTATCGTCTGTTGTTGTAGTAGTAGTATCAGGGCCAGCAATAGACGGACCTTCTTCTGCAAGTTTAGCGTCTTTTTGTTCTTTGGTCAACCAACCTTCTGCTATCTTATCAAGGTAGTCTTGATAGTCTCTCATCATAACAAAGGACAATACTTTGCCATCTTTGTAAAGTTCTACAATCTGTCCTTCTTCAAAAGGAGTAGTTTTTGTGTCATCACCAAATCCAGTAGGTAAACTACCATCGTTTGTGTAAGGACCAAAGAGTGAAAAACCTAAGCCACCGCCAGTGAGTGGTTCTGATTGAACAGCAGACAGCGCATCAGATGTGGTTCCTGTATCTCCTGCACTTTGGAAGCCAAGAACAGTACCGCCTTTATTCATCATTTGTGGTTGTTGTGGTGCAGCATTTCCTACAGCTTGTGGTGGTGGTTGCATGTTAGGATTTGTACTAGGAACCATACCACCTACATTCATTTCTAAAGCAAGTTCTCTAAGTGCAGCCATCTCTTGTTCTGTTACAGGTGCTTCATTTACTTGTGGTCCACCTGCAGGAACAGGCTCACCGCCAATACGACCATTAGCTTCCATTTCAGCCAAGCCCATCTTAGCCTGTGCACGTAAGTCCTCAAAGAACTTGACACCATAGAAACGTAGAACATCAGCAGGGACAACATATTCACC